CTTGGATATTATAGCAAAAATTTTGCAGTCAGTCAATCTTCAATCTCAGATTTTTAATTGTCTGAGTCATGGTTTCAAAAAATGTATTGACATTGGTATTGGGCGGGAATCCCATCAAGACAAGTGACTTTTGCAATTCTTCTTTCATTTTAATCGCTTGTGGATCATCAGAAAGAGACACTCTTGTGTACATCAGTTGTTGTTTTTCCAACAATGTTGTCATTTTTTCAATGTGTTCGTTTTTTTGTTGCGTAGTTAGAGTCGGAAAAGATGATAATTCTTCAAATATTTCACTTTGTAATTCATTAATAATTTCTAATTCTTCCTGAACAATTTCAGAGTTAAAAAAACTCATGTTACTCTTCCCCTTCTTCTACGTTTTCTTCTTGTTCTTCACTTTGTTCTTCTTGAACTTTACTATTTTCAATTTGCATTAAGACATCAATAGCACCCATTAATTTTAAACGGGTATTAGATAAGATAGTCAATTCTTCATTTGTTTGAACAAGTTGTTCCTGCAAACGAGCAAGAACTTCATCATTTTTAAGAGCCATTACCAAGAATCTCCTTTATTATTTTTTTATGGTTGAACACGTTAATATTTAGAAAGGGAGTATATTTTTTTATTTTTAAATTGACGGATTCCCACACCGGATCATTTAATTTCTTATCGAAATTTTTTGAAAAATGGAAGATGATTTCGTAGATTGTTAAAGTTTCTAGAGAGATGTTCCCTCCTAGAAATTTTTTTAGGATTTTGGGATGTCCCTTGGAGCAATCGAATAGACTCTCCAAGTCGTTCTCCGAGAGTAATTCGTTGCTTTGTTCTTTGAATAAGTAAGTCAAACTCTGCTGACGTTTCATCCAATCGGCGTACTTTCTTTCGCCAGAATTGATAATTTCTCCAATCCATAGGTTTTGTGGGTTGTCGGTGGAAACAAAATTAGATACAAGGAAATTAACGATTTCTTTATTAGAATACTTACGGGAAGTTTTTTCAAACCAATACTTATCCTTCCTTTTATTAAATGATGCCATTGAAGCACGGGTTTTGGCACCATACTTAAAGAAATCATATTTTGGATTTGTAAAATGATTCTTTAATGAAAGATAATGCTGGTATGTTTCAAACGGAGTCACTTTCAACATCATCTACTCTTTCAAATTCTTCAATCATATTAACAGGAACACTGTGCTTATTGGCAATTAGATACCAGTGTGTTCCTTCACCGGGACCAATATATTTGATCTCGGTTTTGGGAATATTATGTTCCCTTATTGCTGCCTGCATCTTAAGATGTAGGAGTTCATCATGAGAAATCATATCGGAAGTTTTGCTCTTGAAGTTTTCTTCATGAAATTAAGACTAATAGCATCATACTTTAATCTTTCTTTCAGTGGTTTTGAAATTAATTTTGTTACTGAGTCTACCTCAATATTATTAATTTCGCAATAGTAGCAAATGGCATCAATGTAATTCATACCTTCCTTTGCTACTATGGTTTCTATCTCCATAGAAAACTTAGATGGTGTCAGAAATTTGCTTTCTAACGCTTTCTCTAGTTCTTTATTCGGTTCCATAGAGTTCCAATTTATCTGTAACAAACTTTCTAATGTATTCGGTAAGAAGTTTGATGTACTTTGATTTGTCTCGTTCTTCGTAGACGACGCATTCTCCATTTTCACAAGCCATAATGATTACAAATTTTTTGACTGGAATACCAGTCATTTCATACAGCATACATGCATATGCCGCACATTGGACAAAATAGTTTTCGATCCAATTTCTTGGTTTCGGTTTCTTAGAAGTCTTGAAGTCAATTATTGCTAACTCACCATCATATTCTGCAATACAATCGACGGTTCCTGCAATTCCCAACTGCTTACTATATAGGGAAGTTTCTAGAGCATGAATATTGTCAATGTTTCTTAAAGTTCCTTTAGAAATCTTAAATAGAAACTCAGAAATAGGACGAACTTTAGGGAGATCTTCGTTCTTGAGATGATACTCTACAAGTGTATGCATATCCGTGCCACGACCAGTTGCAGCCTTTGTGACTCGATTTGCCTCTTCATCACCAACTTTCTTACGCCACTTAACAAAGATTTCTTTATTAAAATGACTAGTCACCGAAGTGATAGAAACTAGTTTTAAAAGTTCTTTTTCATCAGGAACAGAATAATATCTGACTCCATCAATGGTCTCCCTCTCAAGTTGAGGGAGATTCAAATCAACATGATTAAACATTACAAACCTGCTTCTATTTTTGCGACGATGTATTCTCGAACTAAACCTGAACGAACAATGTCTTCTATTTGAAACTCAATAACATCAAAAGAAGGCATCTTTCTCAAAATACTCATAAAATCCATAATACCATTACGATCATTGGTTTTTGTCAAATCTGATTGTCTGGCATCACCACAGAAACAAATTTTACTGTTTTCACCAATACGAGTAATTATACTATCAAGTTCATGAAAATTCAAGTTTTGGAATTCATCGACGATAATGATTGCATTATCGAGAGTTGTTCCTCTTAAGAAAGAAGTGCTCCAAAATTTGATGGTCTCTTGTGCTTTGAGATTGCCATACAGCATTTCAAAATCCACATCAGATGTCATCTGGAACATATACTTCACCATAGATTTGTATGGAATCTGATAAAGAGAAGACTTGTCCTCATGATCTCCCGGCAGAAATCCAATCTCGCGAGTGGCAATCAGAGATCTGACGATATACACATTTTCATATGGAGTATTCTCGTCCAGAACATCTTTCAATGCATTGAAAAGAGTAATAAAAGTCTTACCTGTACCGGCACATCCATATGCGACTAAATGTTTGTCATCATTATATGAATCAAACAACCTTTGTTGATTATCAGTAAGAGGTTTAATATCAACCAAATAATTGGCACTCAAAGGTTTCTTCTTTTTCATTCTCATTGAAGTCATACCTACTCCAATAGATTCTTCTGAAGTCTTTTTTCTTCTAGGCATACTAAATCTTCTTTACTCTTGATCCGGGTGCTTTGGATGCTTTTGCAAGGACATCATTCCATCCGGGGTTTTTAGCAACTAATTTATCTTTCCATTCACCAACTTCTCCTGCACCAGGACATGTTGATGGGTCAGACCAATCTCTTTTCCAATCAGGATTATCATCACACCATTGAGGCCAATCATGGACACTGAGAATTACTTCTTTCTGTTCACCTGATTCTTTGTTAACTACAGGATATGTTGCCATTGTTAAAAATTCAATATAAAAATATTTAGACCCATTCAAGGGATTCAGAAACAGCAGGAAACTGTTCAATAAAGATTTCTCTACATGCTTCTGCGATGTCCATATGCTCCTTCTGAGTGCCGTGTGCGGACCTCAGAGTGATATAATGGATCCACGACCTACATGAGCCGGTCATGTAGATTCTGGTAGGCGTACATAATGGAAGCACCATACGAGCACATTCTTTTGCAACTCCAGATGCAAGCATTTGTTGATAGAGTGCCATAGATGAATCAAACAGAGTTTGCATCTGAAGTTCTAGTTTCTGGACTATAAAAGGATCTAAGTCATCAATAGAGTTTTGACGATTCTTATCATCTTGACGACGTAGTTCTGGCAAAGCAATTTTCTTTGATAGCATTGAAGAATCAGCATATCGTTGTGAAAATTCTTGATATGTGAAACTACGATGCCTTAAAATCTGAGCTGCAATGGCACGAGTAGTCTCAATTTCCAGAGTCATTGTTGATTGCTCAAACACGGACCAATGATTGTGTTTGATACAGTATTTTAGGAGACCAGAATACTTTTCATTATTCTGATTTGATGGATTAGAGACCCTAGCAATATATGCCATGGTCTGTTCTGCATCAGGGGTGACACTTATAAGTTTAACAGTCATTTTTCACCAAATCCTTTAGGTTTTGTTCTTGGAGTTCTTTTTACTGATAGTTCCAGTTGATTAAGTTGTTCTTGCATGTATTTAAGCTCATCACTACTATACAAATAATTTTGAGAAATTGCACTCTTAAGATTTTTAATCAATTGTTTAGTTCTCATCTATCATCGTCCTCAAAAATTTCATCATAGTCTGTAATATAATTAGAAACTGGGTCATCAAAGTTTTCCTGTTTGGAAACATATGATTCCCTGTCAGAATATACTTCGGATTTTAGAGCATCGATTAACAATTCTAAATTCCGGACAATTAGTTTTAATTTATCCTTTTCCATAAAATTGTATATGGTTATAGGTATTTTACATAAAAAAGGGGGGTTAGTCAACCCCCCCTAACAATTTTAACGTAAGTGACTCACTTGTTGTAGATACGACCACGATAACAGAATGTACCGTGCGTTTCTTTTGATTCTACACAACGAGTATCATACTCGACACCACGATATGAGGTGTGAGTGATTTGTGCGTCGTGCAGTGCAGATACTTTGTTGATCTGCTTGCGAATCATGTTTAGTGTGTTCATGTTGTTACTCCTAAAGTAGTTGGATTTTTAGGTCCGTTCCTTTAGTCGTTTGCGTCCCAATACCACTCACATTCTGGTGCTGAGTCCTTGAGGGTCTCAACTAACTCAACCTTAAGATGATTACTAAGGTTAACATTGTTCTCAATCTTCAGCATGATAGCATCAGTTTGAGTGCATGAGAGTGTTGTATAGAATAATAGTTCTAGCATGGGATGAACGGCTCCGTTCCGCGACTTACTTGCGTCCCACCCTAGAGTGGGATGAACGTTAGGTCTTATTATAGACCTCATACCTTATTTAGTCAAGTGTCTTGGTATTAAGACAAATAGTTATTTTTTCTTCTTTGGTTTGGGTGGTTCATATCCCCAACTCTTTGGATTGACTCCACCGTATCCAAAATCAATCTTCTGAATGGCACCTTTGCCATACTTATCATAGTACATATCAAAAAGTCTGGAGTCCTTTCCACAACGAGTAAGATCTATACACGTTACTCCATCAACAACATACCAAATTAATTTAGCATCGGTAGGAAAACTCTTGTCTTTTGCTTTTTCAATAGTAGTTTTTTCTAAAAGAATCTGACATCCATAATCAGATTCTTTAATTGAAATCATTTCCTTTCCTGCCTCTGGCGTTGTTTGTTTTTCTTCTACTGCAGATGTCATGTGCGATCTCCCCAAATAATATCAGAATATGCTGCAGAAACAACATCTCTTGAAATTTTATACTTAGTTTCTAATTGTTTATCTTTAACAAGAGTTAGAATTTCTGCTTCAAGTGGATGTAGTCCTTGTAGAATATTGATAAACATTGTTTCACGACGAATTGCATTAATTCCGCTATTTCCACCCTTAACAAAGTGATAGAAGTGTTTTGATTCTCTACGAATAGTTGTATGTCCTTGCTGATCACTAATACCTAAGGAGAAATTTCCAGATTCATACATTGTACGAATGTCATGATCAATTTTAGTTGACAAAGTTCCCGAATAAGTATTTTGCTGATCGTATCCAACATAAGGAACAGGTCCATCAGGAAGAACAGAGACGATAGATTCATCAAAGTTCCAGACAAAGAGTCTTCTCAGTGAAGGATCATTATACTTTTTCAATACTTCAATCTTCTTTGCCTTTGTTCTTGAACGAGATACCAAGTCAAAAACTTCAAATGTTAGTGGATTTCTTGGAAGATTATCCACTACAAATGAAGTTGTCTTCTTTTTAGTGGTTGTCTTTGCCTTAGTCGTTGTTGTCATCTTCTTCGCTGTCGTCATGATAGTTTTCAAAATTAAATGCTATGACCTCATCTGGAATCAGGTTGCCCTGTTCATCAAACATTTCGGGGTGAGGTCTGGGTACTTCCCGATAGTTCATCATATATTCTCTAGCAGTCCAACCAACCACAAGTCCTAGTATTAGAAACAAAACGGTCAGAAATGAACCAAAGACTAAACTTACTGCTAACATGTATCTTACCTCAGAACTAATTTGTTTGTTTAGACTTTTTCTTCTCCTGTTTAGTATAAACTCAATACCACGATTAACTTGATGAGTGTCTTTATTTAGTGGAGAATCAGATGACTTTGTTTTCCCGGAGGAATTTAATGGTGTCAACACAACCTCCTAATTTTTTATCATCACATAAGACCTGTGGAAAAGTAGAATCTTCTTCAAACTTATCAAAAAATGATTCCCGATCAAAATCTTCTCCTAAAGTATAGACCACAAACTCACTTTTTGTCAATTCTAAAACTTTTTTAATTTTCTCGCAGTATGGACAGTTGTTTTTAGAATATATCGTGAAATTCATACTTATATAAGGGATTACAAATTAATTTATAAGATAAAAAAAGGGAAGAAATTCTTTCCCCCCTTAGTATATCACCAATTTACCTTTCCCACCACAGAAAGGGTCTTCAGTCCCAAAGTTACAAGGATGCTGAACACTTTGATATTATAAAGTAATTTTGATTTCGTGTCAAGCACGATTGACGTGCATGGTTAAATATGATAGAGTTGAACACATCTAGAAGATTAAAAATGTCAATAAGTTTTGATGATCTGACGGGCAAAAAACCTCAGCAGCAACCACAACAACAACAATCACAAGACGAATTGCTTTCGTTATTTCCAACACCAGTTCTCATCGCACAATATCCTGTTCCCTACGAGAAAGAGTTAGAATATATTCGTAACTTGCCCTGTCGTAGAGAAAACAAGGGTGGAGATGCAGGTAATAAGATACACTATAACCGACAGTCAGAAGATACTTTTGTATTAGATAAACCTGAACTCTCTAACATCAGGGAGTTCATTAAGTCCAAGATTTTTAAGTTTGCTCGTGAAGTCATGAGTTCTAAAGATGAGGTGGTGATTACTCAATCATGGATTAATAAGTCTGGTAAGGGTGAATCGCACCACGAACATGTTCATCCTAATAGTATGATTAGTGGTGTCTGGTATCCTGTCATCAATGAACAACTACCACCAATTCAGTTTCGTAGTAGATCACAAAGAGATATTAGTCTGTCTAACGATAAGTATAACAACTTTAATAGCGCAACATTCTTACTACCCATGAAGATGGGAGAGTTGATTATCTTCCCAAGTAATCTCACTCATAGTGTTCCTGCTAATCAATCAGAGACTGAACGTATTAGTTTGTCCTTTAATACTTGGGTCAAGGGTAGTCTTGGTGACATCAATTCACTGACCTATCTTCCACTTGATCGCTGCGTATGAGTTCCGCACTAGCACGTCCACTCCCAGAGTTTCATGGGTTTGGATATAGAATCGCACAGATAGAAAATAATACTCATTGCAACTATAAGTGTTGGTTCTGTCCTAATGCTTATGATAAACCTGCACCAAAAGAGTGTATGACCATAGAGCAGTTTCGTAAGATCCTTACAGAAATTCGTTCTGTCTATACACCATGGGAACTGAATGATGTCTCATTTGCCACATATAATGAACCCAATCTTGATGATGGGTTTAAGGATAAGTTGCAATTGATGACTGATATGGGATTTAATTATGAACATATCTCTAATGGTAGTATGGTTACAACTGAATTGACTGATTGGTTGATTGAGAATCCACAACGAATTAAACAGTTTCGTCTCAATATTCCAACACTGGATGAGAAGAAGTGGAAGGATATTACAGGTGCATCTACTGCTGTAATGTATCGGATGTATTATCAGTTGATGTATCTGTTTGAGAACTCACAGAGACTTAACTTTCCCATCACAGTGATTGTGAATGGTGATGGTAGTGCAAGTCATAAAGAAGAGTTCATGAAGGTATATCAGAAGTTCCAAAGATGTCCTCCTGGTATTAACTTTAGTATGACCGGATTGATTGATAGGGCTGGAACACTTGAGGGTGCAGAGTGTGAAACACAAAAACTACCCACAGGTGCAATTGACTGGGGTGATCAACCAACACGATGTAATGCAGGATACTTTGATAATCTATATTTTGGTATCAAAGGTAATGTATTCTATTGCTGCCATGATTACCACCAAGAGTATAGTTGTGGTAATATAAATGATACACCGCTGAAAGAACTTCTAAGTTCTGAGGCATATGAAACTCAAAAACTGAGGTTTCAACAAGATTTCTGTCGTAAATGTGAACAAGCAAGACCACTGGAGGTAGTAAAATGACTGTAACACCACAAATGATCGCAATGAATAAGTATGATACTCAACTGCGTGACTTGATTCACGTTGAGAAGGGTATTATTCCTGCTAATCTGTGTGATTATCTCGTAGAAGAGATTGAAAAGAATGAATGGCGTCCTCATACTTGGTATAATAATGTTGCCAACTCATTCGGTTCTGAAGAGACAATGGAACTGGATGTGCAGAACATTACTGGTGAGCATCAACAACTACTCACACCTTTTATGATTCAGGCAGGGTCAGCATATAATGCAATCTATTCATTTAACTGCGAAAGAACTCAGCAGATTATGAATAAGTTCAGTTCAATTCGTTTTAATCGTTATGCACCAGGACAGATTATGCGTCAGCACCATGACCATATCCATTCACTGTTTGATGGTAATGAGAAAGGTATTCCTGTCCTTTCATTCATTCTTAACCTGAATGATGACTATGAAGGTGCAGAACTATTCTTCTGGGATGATTATGTTGTGCCCCTGGGTAAGGGTGATATTATTATGTTCCCGTCTCTCTTCTTATTCCCTCATGGTGTGAAGGAAGCAACTAAAGGTAAGCGTTATTCTGCTGTATCTTGGGCTTGGTAATTACAATCCACCGTGACCGTTAGATGCAGATCCAGCACCACTCCTTGATTGTGTCAAATTACCAAAATCTATTGCATTTCCAGTGCTCATAATCTGAACATAATCAATTGTATCTGTTCTACTCGGTGTTGGACGATTACCACCAGCCCAGACTCCACGAGTTGGTGATGATGTAGCCTTCATTTCACCACCTCCAACAGTTAAATCACCAAAATCAACTGCATCTCCTAATGTTGCAATAGTAATATACTCAATAGTATTAACATTAGGACCTGCACCCCCGAAAAGTCCCCTAACAGAATTTGAACAAGCTCCACCACCAGATGCAAACACATCGCCAAATTCTGATGCATTACCTAATGTAGATATCATTATAAATTCAAGAGTTGCTCCACCAAATACTGCCCTTGTTGAAGACTGACAAGCAGATTTCCCGCCAACATTTGAAGCATTACCAAAGTCTTGTGCATTTCCTGTTGACTGAATAGTTATATAATCAATAGTATCAACATTAGTAGTAGTATAACCAGCAATAAAAAGACCTCTGGTTGAATTTGAAGCACCGCCAGCAGACATTCTTGCTTGTGATAAATTACCAAAATCTGCTGCATTTCCAGTTGATGCAATAGTAACAAAATCAATTGTATCTAATACTGTTGGAGTTCTTCCACCTCCGAAACACGCTCTGGTTCTGTCAGAAACTCCTGCTTGTAAGTGAACACCACTGCTTTGTGCATCACCAAAATTAATTGCATCTCCTGTTGACTGAATAGTTATATAATCAATTGTATTCGTATTTGGAGTTTCTCCACCAGAGAAGAGTCCACGAGTTCCACCAGTCTGTAACTCTGGTGACCAACTATCAACTTCCATCCATATTCCGTTGGGAGTTGTTCCAAATCCAACGGGCCCGAGTATATAAACTTCTAATTTCTTGGAGTCAGTATTAAATCTGATTGATCCTGCGGGTGCTTGATTGTATGATGGTAATTCTTGTCCAGAAACATCACCAAAGGCACTTCCACCTCCTACTGTGGTATAACTTCCGCTACCACCACCTGAACCACCGGAGCCGCCACCGCCTCCGCCTCCGCCGCCGCCACCATATCCCATTAGCCTAGACCTCCATGTGAATCAGAACAAGCAGCAGTTTGGTTTCTTGCAAGATCTAAGTCACCAAAATCCTGTGCATCTCCAAGAGTGTTTATAGTTACATAAGAAATAGAATCGCCATCAGATGTCATATCACCAAAAATTGCTCTGGTTGGTGATGAACATGCTGATCCTAAAGTACATCCACTAATACAATCACCAAAATCTATTGCATCACCAAGACTTGCGATCGTTATATGATCAATGATATTAGTATTAGATGGATTTGCTCCACCAAAAAATAATCCCCTCGTAGAATTGGATGCGGAAGCACCTTCTTTTCTCGCGTCTGTCAAATCCCCAAAGTCCTTTGTATTACCTTCAGTTGATATTGTTATATACTCTATTGTATTAACTGCAGGGTATGGAGATGCATATGGAGAATTTGATAAAGCAATAATACCTCTAGTTGTTGATGCATTCGACATGCCATAAGCAAAGGTTGCTGATGCATCTCCAAAAGTAGTTGCATTACCAAGACTGTTTATAGTTATAAACTCCATCTCACGAAAAGCTGTAACAGTGGGAGCAATATTCCCTCCCACACAAATACCTCTGGTGTTATCAGAAAGACAAGCAGTTCCTCTTTTTTGTCTGGTTAAATCACCAAAGTCAAAAGTATTTCCAAGTTGAGATATTGTAAGATATTGTATGGTGTTAATGTTAGTTGGAAATGTCTCTCCACCCATGAAGATGCCACGAGTGGATGATGCACAACCACCAAATTCTGCAGTGGTTGTTGTTAAATTGCCAAAGTCGAGACCATTTCCTAAAGTAGAGATGGTAAATTTATCCATTCTCTCTTTGAGTCCTGGTGATGTTCTACCACCGACAAAGATACCAGTTCCTCTACCACCACGATAAGCAGTATCACCTCTTGGTAGTGCCATTGCACCAGTAGAGTTCATCTCAACGGTGCCAGAAATTACAGGACCATTAGTTCCACTCAAACTTTGTATATTGTTTACCTTAATGTCTGACATCGGTTAATATCTCATACGATTATTTATCCAAGACCACCATGTGAATCAGAACAACCATTTTTTAATCTTCTTCTTGCGGCAGTTAAATTTCCAAAGTCGGTTGCATCACCAAGAGTTGCGATAGTCACATAATCAATGACATCACTTAATGATGGTGATTCTCCCCCTGCCCAACAACAACGAGAGGGTGAAGAAAACGCACCTACTTGTCCTCTTCCTACAGTCAAATCGCCAAAATCTAGTGAATCTCCAAGAGATGCGATTGTGATGTAATCTATTGCTGCATTAAAGGGAACTCCCGGATAATCTCCACCACCAAATACACCTCTTACAGAATTCGATGCACCGTTAGCATCAGTTGCCCCATTTATACCAGCATCTCCAAAATCTTGTGCATTTCCCATCGTGGAAATGGTCACGTATTGCATGGTATTGTTATATGTTCCAGGTGATGGAGCATAATAGTTTATCCAAATACCTCTGGTTGAACTTGCTGCATTGGAGAAATTATTACAAGCAGTGACCAGATCACCAAAGAAGAATGCATTCCCTAATGTAGAAATTGTAATTTGATCAATGGTGCTTCTATAATTGGACTGGTCGTAACCTCCTCCGGCCAATCCTCTAGTGTCATTTGATACTGTACCGACTCCGTGCTCTGCTGAACTTAAATCTCCAAAATCAAATGCATTTCCAGTTGCAGAAATTGTTACATAATCAATTGTATTTTGAGAAGTATCACCTGGAGCATTTCCTCCACACCAAACTCCACGCACAGAAGAAGCAAGACCAGAAACATAATCGTTTGCTCTAGTTAAATCGCCAAAATCGGTTGCATCTCCTGTTGTTGCAATTGTTACGTAATCAATAGTATTAAATTGTGAAGGACCAAATCCTCCACCCCACATTCCACGACCTCTACTACCTCTCTCTGCCGTAGTTCCGCTTGGAGGAATAAAGTGTGCTGTGGAATTTACTTTTACAATACCATCAACGTCTGTTCCTCTCTTTCCATCTCTACTGGTT